CTGAAGTGTATGACGGTCTTGTGAAAAAAGGTTTTCAAGGCATGCTCTTAGGGTTTAAGGTCTTCGTTTCAAACCGCTTAACAGGTAACAATACAGATGGTTACCGCTGCTTGGCAGGTCACCCAAACTGGTTGACATTTGCAGAAAAACTTCTTGAATCTGACATTGAAGAGGACTTGATTGGCAACTTCGGTTCAGCATACAAAGACTTATTTGTCTACGGTGCAAAAGTGACGGATGCACGCCGCCACTTCGCAGCCGAAGGGTTCTTTACATTCGCATAAAACTAACAATTAAGCTATTGAGCCTAAAGTTTAATAAACCTAAAGTTTTAATAAGCCTTTAGGTTCATTAAGTGAAGAGGCTTTTTTTTATGGCTAAATTTGAATTAAAATCACAGCTACCTAAACAAACGCAAGATGAGCTTACGCGAATCTTAGCGCTTGATAGTGCCTTGCGAACATCCCAAGAAGCAGCGTTTCTAACAGCGCTTGAGCCATACCAGAAAAATCGGGTTATCCGTTATGATACTACCTCTATTTTTACACCACAAAGTCCAAACACTCAGGATCAAACACAAACGGCCAGTACTGCAACAGCATTAATCCTAGAAGCAGAGGGCAATACCTTACCAACTGGCTATGAAGGGTTTAAGCAAGGAGCAAAGTTTTATAAATTAAACAAATCCGAACGAAATGTGTATGTGAATACCGGCACATCATCAAGCGCTGTGTGGACAAATGAAGGGGATATTGCTACATCCCTCTCACCATCTGCGTCAGCTTCGGCGAGCACTTCGCCTTCCAGTTCAGCGAGTGCGTCACTTAGTCCGTCAGCGTCAGTCAGTCCATCAGCCAGTGTCAGTCCGTCAAGCTCAGCGAGTGCGTCACTCTCACCGTCAGCTAGTGTCAGTCCGTCAGCTTCTGCTTCTGTTTCAGCTAGTGTTTCACCATCATCAAGCGCCAGCGCAAGCGCCAGTCCATCTGTTTCACCATCATCAAGCGCCAGTGCGTCACAGTCACCATCAGCCAGTGTCAGTCCATCTGCATCCCTTAGTCCATCAGCTTCAGCTTCGGAATCTCGATCACCGTCATCGAGTGCAAGCGCGTCTACTAGTCCGTCATCATCAGCTAGCTTGTCGCGCTCGCCATCAAGCTCTCTTAGTCCGTCAGCTTCGCTTTCACCATCAGCGTCAACCAGTCAAAGCCCATCGCTCAGCCCGTCAAGTTCTCTCAGCCCGTCAAGTTCGGCCAGTGCATCCCTCTCGCCATCAGCCAGTATCAGTCCTTCCGCTTCTGTATCCCCATCTGAGCCATTTGGTTAATGCTTGACACCTCATAGTTTTAGTGTGTATAGTGTGTGTATGATTCGGCAGAATTATACCATTCGAGAAGATCAAATAACATTTCTTAAAAGCCTCGCCGGGAACGCCTCAGAGCATGTCCGTGCTGCTATTGATGATTACAAGCTGAAAAAAGAACGTGAAGCTGTGAGGGTTAGCTTATCGCCATCAAAGAAAGGAGCTAATTAAATGGATGATGTGAATGAAAAACAGACAATGAGTCCTGTGCCAACTAAAACAACTGAAGTCTTGCAGTATTCGTTTATTGATGCATTAAAATTTATTATTGAAGGCAAGAAAATTACAAAGCTTGAATGGGGAAATAGCAATGTTTACGGTGTGTTGCGAGAAGGTATCTTAATGCTTCATAAAGACGATGATAAGTCTTATCAATGGATTCTCTCAGAGGGCGATTTATTAGGTGATGATTGGGTTGTATTACCAGAAGGAAATTAATGACTAAAGTAGCAATTATTGGTAATGGGTGGGTAGGACAAGCGATGCAGGAGCTTTTTCCTGCTGCTATTACTTATGTGAGGGATGTAGCCATTGTTGCAGAAAAGGGGATGGATAAATATACCACCTTAAAAGAGGAAATAAACAAGTGCGATATTGCCTTTATTTGTGTACCAACGCCAAATGCTAAATCTTGTAGTTGTAATTGTCATATAGATCATATGGTTAGCGGTTGTGTTCCCAAGAATGATGGTAGTTGTGCTATCTGCGAAGCTGTCTATGGTAGTCTTGTTACTGAAGGCAAGCTTGATACGTCAATCGTTGAAGAAGTGATTGCGTGGTGCGAGGCTGATATCCTTGTTGTTCGATCAACTGTCAACCCAGGGGATTGCGAGGCATGGACAACAAAATATGGAAAAAAGATTGTCTTTCAACCGGAATATTTAGGAGAAACGCCGGCACATCCTTTACTTGATACCGCAAAAACGCCGTTTATTATTCTTGGAGGGTGGAGGGAGCACGCCAGAAAAGTCATTGATTTGTATACAAAGGTGTATAACGCAAATATTTCAATTCGGCAAGTATCATTGTATGAGGCAGAGGTTATAAAGCTCTCTGAGAACCGCGCAATAGCATTTAAAGTGGCACAATGCCAAGAGCTCTATGATGCCTGTGAAAAAGCAGGACTTGATTATTATACGATTCGTGATGCAGTGTATGGCGATGATCCACGCTTTAATCTCTGGTGGACATTTGTGTATCCTGAGAAACGAGGGTTTAACAGTAAATGTATACCAAAAGATGTCTACGCCTGGGCTGCTTGGGCTGAATCGTTAGGGTACGAGCCAAAGATAACACGAGGGATACTTGAGAAGAATAAGGAGTGGATAAAATGAAAGATTATTTTATTGAAAAATATAACATAAAACTTCCACGTAAATTACCTGTCTCAATAGAGCTACCGTTTATGCGTGATTATTTTCCTGTTGTTTTTAATGAACTAGGTTATAAGGTTGGTGCTGAAATCGGAGTTTTTAAAGGTGAATACACACTAGATCTTGCTAAATCTGGTTTAAAAATTTACGCAATAGATCCGTGGACTGCCTATCATGATTTTCCAGATCAGTCAATTATGGATTCCTATTTTGAAGAAACAAAACAAAGACTTGCTGGGACTACTGTTGATATTATACGAAAGCCAAGTCTTGAAGCTGTAAAAGCATTTAAAGACGGAAGTTTGGATTTTGTATATATTGATGGTGATCATGAATTAAAAGGTGTTTTAGATGATATTTGGCATTGGTATCCAAAAGTTCGCTCAGGTGGAATGATAGCAGGGCATGATTTTATTAGATTTAGAAATCAATGTAAATCTCATGTTCCCGAGGCAGTGTGGGCTTATGTACAGGCGTATCGTATACCGTATTTCTTTACAACTGAACGGAAAGGCGCAATGAACGATCTCCCTAAGAATAGTCAGCGTTCTTGGTTTTGGATTAAACCATAATTCCTATTTATGAATGATAAGCTAAGTATAATTATTCCAGACAGAAACGGTCAGCCGTATTTACAAAAAACAGTTGATGAACTGTTAGCAAAAGCTGAAGGCGATATTGAAGTCATTGTTGTTGCAGATGGTGTGTGGCCTGATCCTCCTTTGAAAGACAATAAGCGAGTAATCATCATCCACCACGGCACAGTTCACAATAATTTAGGCATGCGAGCAAGCATCAATAAAGGTGTTGCTATTGCTAAAGGCGAGTACATCATGAAAATTGATGAACATTGCTCAGTTGACCAGGGGTTTGACACAAAGCTTAAAGCCGATTGCGCAGATGATTGGGTGGTTATTCCTCGTAGAAAACGCTGGGATGCTGAGAATTGGGTTATGATACAAGACGGTCGGCCTGATATAGACTATATGTATATCGAGTATCCGTATCTTAAGCCTTTTGATAAAACCCAAGGATTACACGGCGCTGAATGGCGAAGACCAGAACGCGCAGATGTTCTCATTGATGACAATCCAACGATGCAAGGGAGTTGTTATTTTATGAAGAAGAGCACATGGAATACGCTTTTTCCAGAGGGTTTAGACGATGTAAACTACGGTACGTTTACCCAAGAAGCACAAGAAATATCAATGACAGCATGGTTATCTGGGGGAAGGGTAATTGTTAATAAAAAAACCTGGTATGCCCATTTTCACAAGGGGAAGCGTGGTAAGGGCTATGGCTTCTCAAATGAGCAGTACAAGCGGCACATGGAAGGCACAGAACGAGGACGTTTGTATTGTATTAACAAGTGGCTCTACACGAAAGAATACAAGTACGACTTTGATTGGTTTATTAATGAGAAATTCCCGACAATGCCAGGATGGGAAGGCGATTGGCGCGCAAGGATAGAAGCTGATAAGTATAAGGATTACTCGAATTTACCGCCAGAACAGCGGCCGGATTGGTTTGAAAATAATGTAAAAGAATGATTATAGTTGATTTTATTATCTGTTCGTTTAAAGGTCATAATATGGAACTTGTTTTATGCTCTAAGGAATACGACAAATCTCTTCACGTTTGTAGGAGATGTGGTCTTTCATGGTGGTTTACTCCAGAACCAAAAGAATTAGAAATACAAGACGGTCTTTATTTGAAGAAAGAGGAAATGTTGTGATTATAGGAAACGGCGACATTGCAAGTGCACTAAAAGAAGTTGATCGAGATAACTTGTTATTTTTTGCGTCTGGCGTGAGTAATAGCCAAGAGACTGACGAAGAAGAGTATTCGAGGGAACGTCATTTGCTGGTAAATCAAAATAGGAATTATCACATTGTGTATTTTAGTTCTCTTGCTGTTTTTTATACCACTAGTCGTTATGTGCGTCATAAAAAAGAGATGGAGAGTGTCGTAAAGAGATTTTTTCCAATGCATACTATAGTTCGTATTGGGAATATTACCTGGGGGAACAATCCGCATACGTTTTTAAATGCATATAAAGCAAAGCCTTATGAGCCAAAAGATGAATATAGGTATATGCTTGAAAAAGAGGAGTTCTTACATTGGATCAAGCTAATTCCTCAGTGGAATTGTGAAATGAATATACCAGGCCAGCGCATGAAGGTTGCAGATGTAGTTAAAAAATATGGATACCCTAACTTACTTATCAAATAAATTTAATTTACCATCATCTATAGATGTTGACCTTAAGCCAACTATCATACCGAATTTTGGCCGGCATGAATTAGCTGAACTTTTTGCGGAACTCAAGTTCAAATATGGCGCTGAGATCGGCGTAGAGCAGGGGGCATATTCAGAAATATTGTGTAAGGCCAATCCTGACATGAAACTCTTTGCTGTGGATGCCTGGACAGTCTACAGGGGGTACAAGGATCACACGCGACAAGAGAAACTCGATGCATTTTATAAAATCGCACGAAAACGTCTTGCAGCATACAAGTGTGAGATTGTTAAGAAGTTTAGCTTGGAAGCTGTCAATAATTTTATATATTGATTATTAA